GTGACCATGTCATATCAGAAAAAGAAAAGATGATTAAGGATGAAGAAGAGATGATGCTGCAAGGTAAGATACCAATGGTATCAATCAAAGGATGGGTCGGCACAGCTGAAGACATCAAGCAAAGAATCAGACTATTCTATGACGAGGGTAAACTTAAATACTAACTAAACAATAATAAATATGACAGCAGTAGATTTATTTGTAAGACTGTTAAAGCAACAAGGAATTGATGTTCCTTCAGAGCTTTACTATGAGATGAGAGACGTTGAGAAAAAGCAACACCTCAGAACATTTCAAGGTGGTTGGTGGGCAAACAATGCAAACCAATCAGAATTTGATGACTTCTACTCAGAAAATATCGCTCATGATAAGCCCTGAGGAAATGGCATTAAAGATTCGCAAGAAGTTTGCGAGTAAAGATATAGACAGTCGTTACGGCAACTTAAATCTTGAGTTCACTATCATCTTTCTTCGTGAGCAATCAAAAGACAAAAGACCCAAGGCCGTTCGTGACGAGTATTGGTTTAACGTAACAAAACATTTATGGAGATGACACCAAAAGATAAAGCAGAACAGCTAGTAGACCTATACTACCCAATATTTACGCATAGTATGGTTATGTTTGATGCTAAGAAATGCGCATTGATTGCAGTTAATTTATTAATGGAGGAGGCGTATCGTCAACATGACTACGAAGGCTTTATATCATATTGGAAAGAAGTTAAACAAGAAATCGAAAATTATGGATAATTTCTTAGATTATTATTACGAGCAATTAGCCGAATCGGTAGTAAGGATAATGAAGTTCAATAGCATGAACGATGAGGAGATGGCTAAACATATGATGGACCAATTTACCACCAAGGAGGTGTGTCATATAGTTATACAATTCATATTAGACGCATCTAAGGAGACCAAAAGAGAAAGAGAATACTGGTACAGAGTAAAAACTAAATTACAAAAGCTATGACACCACAAACATTAGACTTCGACACATGGCCTGAGTTATATGACTACATCTTTGAGAGCAGACTCAATGGCCAAAAGAAACAAAGCAAAGAGTTATACCAATCGCTGCAACAAGAGCGCCAAGTTGAATTTCAGGACTATCTCATGGATATGTTTGATCAGGAATTCATGAGCGCTCAGATGCTAGCACAATCCCTTAAATTTTATGCAGATTAGAATAACTGAAAGTTGGCCAGCCGGTAGGACTATCGGCTTGTCAGTATCCCTGAGTTTGGATGACAGGGAGATTCTCATCCATTTTTTGTTACACGGAATAAGTATAAAGTTATGAACCAATACCACATCTGCTACAACCTGAGTCCAATCCTCTGCTCAGGTGTAACTATAGAGGCAGACAGCGTTAAAGAGGCAGTTGACAAATCTAAAATCCCTGAACATGAAATCATCTATGTCGCCAACCTTAAAGCGGTACATCGTGACCTATGAAAACGGCAAGTCACTAAAGCTATTCGCTACCAATCCAATGACAGCCATGACCCTTGGTCTAATTGTCAGTGATCAAATCATCACCGACGTCAAGCAAGCTGTTGTACAAATCAAAATCGAGAAGCCATGCTTAAACTAGCCATCACGTTTGGTCTGATGTATTTATTCAGTCAATCAAAGTACTTAGCAATTAGATTGCTAAGCATCGCATCATTTTTCACCTTAATGTATTTTACCCTATGCATGCTAAAGTTTTAATTGCGTCGATGGTCGGGATGGCCATCGTTACGCGCATCAAAAATGAGTACCTTAGAGCTTCCTTAGGAATCCCTATCGTTGCATTTATTATGTTCATGCTGTTGTCCATGTCGGTCAGCGCACAGTGGAAACCTGATCGGCCAGACTATGAGGTTGTTAGAGATGGTAATTTCTACATGTTAACATCATCAAGAGCAGAGGCAATTGATATTTGCCTTCGTACACTAGATTATAATGGTGCTAAAATGCGAACTGTTAAGGTAGAAAAAGATGACCCATTCTCACCTATATTCACATACTTTAGTCACGACGACGGAATGGTGTACATAGTTTATGTGACAAAGACTAAGTCTAATGATTATGTCATCTGTTTTAGATACCAAGAGGATAAACCAACTGATTTTGTTGAAGCATATGCAACGTTTAAGTATGAAGGCATGGACTGACATCACCGAGCACCACACCCCATGGTCAACAAGTGAAGGCGAGTACTTCATTGATATGGGTGTGAAGATAGAGAGGCTCCACAGCGGAGCCTTTCGTATCTACAACGTAAACACTAACAACTTCGTAGAAGTGAGCCAAGACCAGTACGATATATTCAATCGCCATGGCTTCAAGCCAGGTGCATATAGGGTCATGATGGATCATCTTGTTGATGAGGTTAGGAGGTCTAAATATAATTTAGACAAACGAAAGAAAATAATTTTAAAATATTTGCAATTCAAGAAAAAATATATTAGTTTTGTTCAAATTTAATTAACAATATGTCGCACTGGAGAAATTTAATGAAAGACAATAAGTACCTAGGGAGTTGGGACTTAGAGGTCAATGGTAAGTACGAGCCAAAAGTCGTTACAATTGAGAAGGTCTATCAGGACGTAATGGTCGGAGAGATGGGTAAGGAGGACAAGGTGTTCATCAAGCTCAAAGAATTTCAGAAGAGTATGGTAGCCAACCGGACTAACTTCAAGCGTCTCGAGACGTTCTTTGGGTCCTTCAACTTCAACGACTACGTTGGCAAGGAGATTGTCCTTGGTGTTGAGAAGGTAAAAAGTCCACAAGGTATGACTGATGCGCTACGTTTTAGCACCCGTCCGCTACCCAAGAAGGAGAAGCCAAGCATCGCGCCTGATCGATTCGCCAAGGCCTTGCAGGCCATTGCTGATGGCAAGACCACAGCTGAGAAGTTAATCAGTGATTTCAATCTAACACCTGAACAACATGCTGAAGTTACGAGCAAGTAAGTGTGCACCGCTATTCAATAGTGGCATTCCAGGTCTTACACCAAACCAACAAGCGACCCTTGATGGTCTACTAGCCAAGATTAAATTGACTGACCTACAGGCAGCCAAGCGTGATGAGTTGATTGCCAAGCGTGATGCCAACCCTGAGCTAAGCCAAGGTGCCAAGACATTGATCGAGGAGATCATTGACGAGAAGGTATACCAGTACAAAGATCACTTCTGGAGCAAGGAGACTGACAAGGGAACTGCTGTTGAGGACGAGGCAATTGAGCTATACAACCGCATCTTCTTCACGTCATACAGCAAGACTGTGGACGGCGACAAGTACGCATACCTCAACACACCACTCATGCATGGTCATCCTGACGTCGTTGACGCTGACAGGCTAAAGGTAATTGACATCAAGTCATCATATACCAAAAAGACATTCCCTAAGACTGAGGAGAAAGCCTCCAAGAAAGTCAAGGAGTCAGGTTATGATTGGCAGGTGAAGGCATACTTATGGATGCTACGTCAGATGACTGGGCTTGATTGGCGTGATGGCGAGGTGGCATACATGCTATGTAACACGCCTGAGGAGTTGTTAGGTGAATGGGACGAACCAAGCTTGCACTACATGGATGACATTGACGACAATATGCGCGCCACCATAGTTAGGGTGGTGCTCACCGACGACGACATCGCAACGATTGAGAGTTGGTTGAAGGTTGCTAATGAGTATGCCGATAAGTATATCAGCATATTAAAAACTAAGAACTCATGAGAGTCCGGTTATTAACAGATGGTGGCTATGGCTTAACTCACGATGAGATGTCTCAGGTGTATGAGGCAATAAAGAAGAATTTTGGATACGTTATAACCATCGGCGGTATTGAGATGTACTTCTATGCTGATGAGGTTGAAATAATCCAGGACTACTTATCAGAAAAAGCAGCAGAAGACAAGGCTGCTATAAAAATTATTGTCTTATCAATTATTGCAACAATACTTTGTATTGCTGCTATTATTTATGTAATCTTTTAATATATGTTTAAATACAAAGGCGTTGTCTATAAGGTAGGCAACTTGGAGGTAATCTCCGAAAAGTTCAGCAAGCGCGAACTAGTGTTAACCGATGCTGCTGAGCAGTATCCGCAGTACATTTCATTTACATTTGTGAAGGACAAGTGTGCACTTCTTGACAACCTAGCTGAAGGCCAGGAGACAGAGGTGTCATTTAGTTTGAAGGGGCGTGAGTGGGTCAATCCGAAGGATGGCCAGATCAAGTTCTTCAACACAGTAGAAGGATTTGCAGTAACGGGCGCAACCAATCCGCTCTCAGCTGGTGTAGTAGTAGGCGCACCAAGTCAACCTGACGAAGATTTGCCATTTTAAGAAGTTGTTTGACCCACTAGTCTGGGGATTGGTTTGATTGATGGGTGTAGGCTAGTGCACCCATTTTTAATCTAATGTAATTATGTACACATCCACATCTACGGCTGACCAGCCGACCATCAGTGATTCTATTGTTGAGTCTGTAATCAATAAGTATAAGCATAGATCCAAGCTAGGAATTGAGAAGTATGGCGTCACTATGGACCGCGATGATTTAACTGACGTTGAATGGTTAACACATGCCCAGGAAGAAGCTCTTGATTTGAGCCTGTATCTTGAAAAGATGATTGTGAGAAAGAAGATGTTCGCTGACGCATTCGAATGGCTTGAGCAGCAGCTTTACAAAACAAAGTGGGACGAGCTCACGCACAACGAGAAGATGAATATTTTCGGATCAGCAAGACTAATGGCTAACCTTTAAATCAGAATAAGATGATAAAAGAATTTGTACAACAATGGGATGAACGAAAGCATCTATTAGAAGAATGGCTAAAAGAAAACGAACCAGGCCAATATGAAGATATTTACAAGAAGTTATTTGAATTAGTAATAACCAAACCAAATGGATATGCAGATGATTGGAATTGGGAACGTTTTAGAGTTATTGACGATGGAGATTGGCAAGGAAACTTAATATTCATTCTTTGTAATGATTCATACCAACCCAATTTACGTGATTATATTTTTACGGAGGTTTACTATGGTTCGTGTTCTGGTTGCGATACGTTTCAACATATTAGAGATTTGGCTTGGGAAGACAAAAACACGGATGAACAAGTCAATCAGTATATGACACTTGCATTGCATATGATACAAGAAACTAAAACCTTTAAATCAGAATAAGATGACAGCAGTAAAACAATTACTTAAAGAGCTTCAAGAGAAGTTCCCAAAGCAAATGGCAGATATGTATGATAGCAATCAGCTTTTATTAGAAGCTATTGCCTTAAAAGCCAAAGAAATGGAGAAGCAAGAGAAGATTGAATTTGCTTGCAAAGTTGCTGAGGTAAGTTCTGAAAAGTACATACAAGGCAAGACAACGGAGCAGATAGCTAAAGAACTAAATAAATCAGAATAAGATGGGAGAAAATATAGGAAAGGCAATAATGTCTTTAATTATTATAGCATTAATTTGCTTAGCGGTCAGTGTAGTTCTTGGAATAACATTGATATTTAATAATACAAATACAATTGAAAGTAAAACAAAGATACAACCAGACTATCATTTGGAAGCTAACGGAAAAAAAGTAGATACCATTTGGGTGTATAAAATTAAATCAAAATAAAATGAAACAAAAAGAATATAAACCAACCCGACAAGATAAAAGCCGAGCGGAGGTGGCAGCAATCGCCACGATGATAATACTTGGTATCATATCAATATCACTAATCATTCACTTCATCACAAAATGAAAAACTACGAACGAGTCCTGCACTTATTGGCAGGCATAGCACTTGGATATATAATGTTTGGAATATGACAAAGAGAGACATCATTATAATCATCGCCATACTTATGGTAGGTATGGCGATAGGTTATCTGCTTGGTCGCAGAAAACCAGAGTACAAGGTCATTGAGGTATCAAAGGCCCACGATATTACTGACGGATTGACCGGCAGAAAGTTAAACTATTACGAAAGATTGTATGCTACAGAAAGTAAATGAATGGATTAAGAGGGACGGCCTAGATGGCCCCAGTCAGCGCATTGACTTGGTATACAAGCGCAACTATTTGTTTAGTATACTTCGAGAAAACATGACGCTTCAAGAGATCGGTAGGTTGTTCAATAGGAGACACTCATTGGTCATTCATGGTATCAAGACGCATGAGAAGATGATGTCTGAGACCTATGAGTACAATGGTATGGAGATCAAGGGAAACCTTGCTTATTTGGCGGTGATTAACGAATATAAAAAAGAATATGATAACCTACTTTCAAACGGTGACGAACACCAGCAAGCCGTTCTACGTGTCATTAGAGACAGCGCTACAGAGGATCAGGGAGGGCAAATCGCAGCAGATAGTGGAGCAGGTGAGAGCCCTTACTCAAAAGGATGCGCGCAATGAAAAGAAGAAGTTACTACCAGCCATTTGCTTTAGCGGTAAGTTTGAGAAGCGTGCCGACACTGCATGCATAGAGCACAGCGGGGTTATCTGCTTGGACTTTGATGGGTTTGATAGTGAACAAGAGCTAGAGGAATTTAAGTTTGACTTGATGATCGATAAGTTCACCTTGTCGGTTTTCCTATCCCCATCTGGTGATGGCCTCAAGGTGTTGGTAAGGATACCAAATGACATTGAGAACCATAAGCTATACTTCAAGGGATTGGAGAAATACTACAACCGCAAGGAGTTTGACACCACTAGCCAGAACCTCAGCCGTGTATGCTACGAAAGCTATGATCCTGAGCTGTATTACAACGCTGATTCTGAGATGTTTACTGACATGGTTAGGCCTACTGTCTTGCAGCAGCGCATATCGCAAATTACAACCATCCGGCTAAACGACTACAACGAGATAGCTAGACGACTGCTCACATGGTGGAGCAAGAGTTATGGTATGGTACCAGGACAGCGCAACAATAACCTATATGTGCTAGGTGTAGCTCTCAAGGAGTATGGCATCGACAAGACAATGGCCCATTCAATAATGAACGATCAGGACCAAGGTGGTGACATGGCGTCAGAGATAGTTACGATTGTGAACAGCGCATACAAGGACATGTCGACGTTTGGCACCAAGTTTTACGACGAGTTTGAGAACGTAAAGAACGATTTGAAGAGAGGTGTTCCTGCAGAGAAGGTTGCTGAGAAGTACCAAATCGAGGAGCTGCCTGAGATCACTGAGTTCTGGACCAAGTCAAGCAAGGGTAAGGTTGAGGTGGTGCCGCACTTATTTAGATTGTTTCTAAATAACAACGGATTCTTTAAGTACTACCCACCCGGATCAAGGACGTTTGTGTTTGTTAGGGTGCTTGATAACTTGATGAGCGATGTGACTGACGACATGATTAAAGACTTTGTGTTGGACTATCTGATGGACATTGACGACATGATGGTGTACAACTACTTCGCCATGAACACCAAGTTCTTTCAGGAGACGTTCTTAAACTTTGTCCCTAAGATTGACGCTGTGTTCAAGGAGGATACCATCGACAGCGCTTACTTGTACTACTTGAACTGCGCTGTGCAGATAACTAAGGATGGTGTGAATGTCATTGACTACAAGGACTTGGGTGGCCACGTATGGGAAATGCAGCGTATCAATCGTGAGTTTGTATTCTCCGATAACATCGGAGATAACGAGTTCGAAAGGTTCGTTGCCAACATATCAGGAGACGACGAGTCACGCAAGCGATCGATGGAGTCAACGTTGGGTTACATGATGCACAGCCATAAGCCAGCGAGCTATTGTCCTGCTGTCATTCTAAACGATGAGGTCATCAGCTCCAACCCTGAGGGTGGTACTGGTAAGGGCATCTTTGTCAACTCGATCAACCATATGAAAAAGATGGTGAAGATTGACGGCAAGGGGTTTAGCTTCCAGAAGTCATTCCCATACCAACGTGTGCAGGTTGATACTCAGGTGCTAGTCTTTGATGACGTATCTAAGGGGTTTGCATTTGAGAACTTATTCTCAGTGATTACCGAGGGTATCACATTAGAGAAGAAGAACAAGGATGAGATTCACATTCCTTTTGAACGATCTCCAAAGATATTCATCACCACTAACTACGCCATAAAGGGCGCAGGGAACTCATTTGAGCGACGTAAGTGGGATTTAGAGTTCAGACAGTATTACACCAAAGAAAAGACGCCTGAGGACGAGTTTGGTCACATGCTATACAGCGGATGGGACGATAGCGAGTGGATTAAGTTCGATAACTACATGATCCGTAACCTTCAGTTGTATCTGAAGAAGGGATTGGTTGAGACTGAATTCAAGAACCTTAAGGTCCGTAAGTTGATCGCTGAAACATCACCTGAGTTTTGGGAGTGGGCTACAGCTAGAGACAACATGGACACCAAGCCAAACGCTAAGTCGGTCGGCCAGGACATGCTCAACAGGTTTGTTGCTGACTACCCAGACTACGACCGCTATGGTAGGTATAAGCTATCAAACGCTAAGTTTTACCATTGGCTTGATGCGTATGGTGAGTATGCGTTCGGTCAGAAGCCAAGGGCATACAAGGGCATGAACGGCAAGGAGATTCATTTTATTGTTAAAAATCCAACACAAACAAAGTTATGTTAGAAGAAATTTTAGAATACTACCCGGACGAGACCTTCTTAAAGGCTGATGGGTTTGATGACGCTGTGATTGGCGTTGAGATAGCTGAGCCAATGCGGCTAGTCTATTCAGTTAAAAGAGTAATTGAGATACTTATAACTGAAGACGAGATGTCAATGGAAGATGCGCTTGAGCACTTTGAGTTTAACATTCGCGGTAGCTATGTAGGTGAGCAGACACCTATCTGGTGCGATGATATGTATGAGATATGAAGTTCCCATTAGTCATACTCCATAAACGCATGGAGGCCACCATCGAGGTGATGAACATGAACAAAAGCAAAAAGATAAGCAAGGAGCTTAATGACATGCTTAATTCATATCTAAATGCCATAGGCTTAATCAGAGGCTTTCACATGGAGTGGTATGCTGACCCGTATTATGCCATCATGGCATTGAGAAGAGAGATGTCATCGGTAAGGAATTCAGAAGAGTTAACTGAAGAGTTAACACGAGCAATCAAAAAACTAAAAGATGAAAGTAATTTTTAGTATATTTGCATTGAGCGTGCAGGCTTTTATAAAAAACATTTGAACCTTATTGGGGAGTAGTGCTGCACCACGAAACCCAGTAAGGTTTTTTTTATTAAGTGCAGTTAATATGGAAGAATGGATAAAAGTCATTGGATACGAAGACTATATGGTATCAGATACCGGCAAATTAAAACGAAAAGAAAGAATTCTAAAACCTGATTACAATAAGGGTTATTTTAGATATACTCTTTGTAAAAACAATCAAACAAAAAGATTTTTAGCTCACAGGTTGGTAGCTATTTACTTTATACCAAATCCAAATAACAAAATGTTTGTCAATCATATTGATGGTGATAAATTAAATAATCATGTCACTAATTTAGAATGGTGCACATCTTCTGAAAATGAAGCTCATTCCTATAAAGTACTGAATAAACTAAACCATAATAGAAAACTTAGTGATGATGCATTAACAGATATTAAGTTAAATGTAATTAAAGGTCTTAATACACACGTTTATATGTCTAAGTATAATGTAAGTAGAAAGACTATTTTAAATGTAATAAACAACAGAACATATGTTTGAATTAAGAAGCTATCAAGTAGATATAGCTGCAAAGGGATTGAATATCCTAAAGAAGCATAATATACTATACTTAGCCATGGAGGTCCGTTGTGGTAAAACAGCTACATCTTTAGAAATAGCTAAACAATTTGAAGCTAAAAAAGTATTATTCTTAACCAAGAAAAAAGCTATAGGTTCTATATTAAGTGATTATAAGAACTTCGGATACACATACCACATTGAGATAATTAACGACGAGTCTATGCATAAGGCGCAGATGACTGACCCTGACCTAATCATTCACGATGAGCACCATAGGTTTGGTGCCTTCCCAAAGCCAGGGTTGTACACCAAGATGTACAAGAAAATGTACAGCCACTTGCCAATGATCTTTCTGTCGGGCACACCATGCCCAGAGTCATACAGTCAGATTTACCATCAGTTTTGGGTTAGCGACCATTCGCCATTCAAGGAGTACAAGAACTTCTACAGATGGGCCGATGACTACGTCAATAAGTTCGACCGAGTTATCAATGGGTTCAAGGTGACTGACTACTCAAGTGGAATGGAGCTCAAGATCATGACAAATGTGGCTCATCTGATGATTAGCTTCACGCAGTCACAGGCAGGCTTTGAGACAGCAATCGAGGAGGAAGTTCTTTATGTCGACATGTCGGAGAAGACAAAGATGATTGTGAAGAAGTTGGAGCGCGACTTGGTTGTTGAGGGGAAGGACGAGGTGATACTTGGCGACACGCCAGTTAAGTTGATGCAGAAGCTCCATCAGTTGTGGAGTGGCACGGTGAAGTTTGAGAGTGGTAACAGCATGACGATTGACACCAATAAGGCTGACTTTATAAGGGATCGATTCGATACCTTTAAAATAGGCGTGTTCTACAAGTTTAAAGAAGAACTGAGCGCACTTAAGTCTGTCTTTGGAAAGGACTTGACAGAGAATTTGGAAGACTTTGATACCGGTCAGTACAAAGTAATTGCACTGCAGATTGTATCAGGTCGTGAGGGTATATCCTTAAAAAATGCTGACTATGTGGTGTTCTACAACATTGACTTTAGCGCCACGAGCTATTGGCAGGCCCGTGACCGGATGACTACAATGGAGCGTAAGTTCAATAAGGTCTACTGGATATTCAGCGCAGGTGGAATTGAGGATAAGATCTACAAGGCTGTTAAGAGTAAGAAAAGCTATACGTTAAACATTTTTAAGAAGGATTATGACAAAATTTGAAATAGACTTCTTCGAGCTGGCATTCCTAGCCGAAGCATGCATACCACAGGTACCAATCGCTAGGGCAATGTTCTGGCATCACCTTACCGACGTGTATTGGGAGCAGATGACTGAAGGAGAAAGAGATCGGTTGTTTGATTGGATGAATATGAATGAGCGTTACAAAGAAAGTCTTGAGAAGCATGAGGACACTAAGGTATTTCACGCAAGGTTTGATCCTGATAACCAGTATAAGGTGTACACAACATTTAATAGAAAAGATGCAAGCAACCGAGCGTTCAGAATGGACGGCCTGTATTATACCAAGCGCAATCAGTGGATTGATCCGGAATATATAAATAAAGTTGAGAAGATATGAACAGACTAGAGAAGATAAATGAATTGATAGAGAAGTATGGGCTAAAAAATAACACGAGAAAGAGAGATGTTCTTTTCAAAAGGTACTTTGTTTATAATGAGCTAAGAATATATGGCTTAAGTCTTTCTATGATAGGTGAAATATTTGGAAAAAATCATGCAACAGTTCTTAATGGACTTAGGGTACACAAAGACATGCTGAGCTATCGTGATGCAGACTATATATCAGAAACGGCTGTTATTCAATCTGAGTTAGAGGGTCTTGAGTTTGCATGGATTAGTGCTCCATTTAAACGTGATCGATACTACGACTTAAAGGAAGATTTATTAGAAGCTAAAAATTATAGCACATTTAAAAGAATTCAAAGGCGCGTAAAGATGGGTTTTTACGAAAAAAACTCTACATTTGTAGGTGACCGAGCAGCAGATACAGTCGAAACTGATCAAAAAGTTGGAGAGTGAGGGCTTTTATGTGCTCAAACTATCGGTTACCAATAAGCCAGGCATCCCTGACTTGATAGCCATACCAAAAGACTCAGATGTTAAATTTATAGAAGTAAAACGTCCAGGACACAAGCCGAGACCTCTACAGGTTTATAGAATTAAGGAGCTACAAAACCACGGAGTATCGGCAACCTGGTATAATGGTGAGTATTATGATATCGAATGAAAAGAAATTAGCTGCAGTAATTGGTGTATTACCAGTCATGATGGACTTCATGGAGGACATCAGGGATCAATATCCGCATGTATATGACAAGAGAATAAAAAAGTCGGGCAATGATTTCATTGAGGCTGTTGAAAAGTCAATCAACCATTTGTATAAGAAGATGGATCATGAGCAGGAAAAGGATGTGCATGAATTTTACTATGAACTTGTCAACATGGGTAACTACTTCAGACAATGGCTAGAGGATTTATAAAGTTCACAATCATCTGGATCAGCCAAAATTTGGCCATTCCTTTTTGGGTGGTTGGGCACGTCCACTTGAGCTTGAATGTGTATAGGGACATACATGAAATAATCATGTCTGTCGGCATGAACATCATTGTAGCTATAGGATTTTATTTAGATTATAAAGACAGTGCACCCCCAGGCCTCTCTTAGATGCCCACCATGGGGAGTTCGATGGACAGGGCAGCTGACTGATTCCATCTAGCTGTGTAAGGCATCGCGTGTTTTGCGCTTACACACACCACCAAGCTAAAGTCGGGTGGACATACTAGCGGTGCTTGTTATTGGTTGAGTAAACCGATTGAACCGCATCCCCGGTGATACTGTTGCCGGGGTTTTTTTTAAAATAAGTAACATGAGCAAGATAGAACAAGTTAAGATACCAATCAGTGGGCCTAATTACACATTGGCAAGACACAACGACGGCAAGACGCTTCGCGGAGCTAACATCGGTTGGGTGGAGTGGAACGATGACGGAAAATTTAAATATCTTCATCAGAAGCCTGAGGTTGGCTTTTCGTTAATGGTAGACCCACACTCTTGGTCATATACTTGGCTTACCACACCCGTGACCGATATAATCGAGCAGGGTGACCGATATATTATATTTCAAACAGAGAACTCAAAATACGAATTGACATGGACAAACAAATAGTTTACAACGCAGTAAAATGCTTAGAGTGTAACGAGACCATCGTTAGCTATCACCGACATGACTACAAGACCTGTGAATGTCCTAACGAGGCAATGGTTGATGGTGGTACAGCTTATCTTAGGTATGGTGCTAAGAACATGAGAAAGATTGAGCTCATTACCGTATACGCCAACGAAGACTATCAGTTGGTGCGCAACTACGCAACCAGAGGCAGCCGTGGTGTAGATGGTAAAAATCCACTTACTTGGATACCACTCTGCGACATGGATGACGATCACCTGGAGGCCTGCTTGGACTACGGTGGTGCAGATTGGCACATGGAGCTAATCCGAAATGAGATTGCATACAGAAAGTTTAAAGAACATCAAAAGGAAAGCATCATTGAGTTGATGAATATGGATAGTTACGATAAATCAGAATAAGATGAACGAGATACAGATATTCATCAACAGGATGAGAAAGATTGGCATCGAGTTGAAGCTTGAGGGAAACGTCCCTTGGATATACCTCAAGAGTGTGAACGGAAACAGGATAAGACCTGAGGACTACAGCGCTAATCACGGATACACCATCGCTTGGTATCCTGTTAGGCTTGGAGAAAAGCCACGCCTAGATTCGGATTTAAACCGAACTTTTGACATCATTAGAAAGTATAGGGGGTAATTTTTGCCACATAAATTAAATAGAAATGACAAAACAAGAAAAAGCAGTACAGGACCTCATTAATAAGATGTTTGAGCTTGCAGGTCACGAGGTGACGTATGACGACATCAAGGCCCGTAAAGATGCGTGGTACACTGATTGGACGATGACAGTTGCTCAGCACGATGAGTGGATAGAGTGGGGATCTGCATACCTACGCAAGAATCTTAGATTAAGAAAAGAAGCATCCAAGAAACAGATGTCTTGGTTTGCCCTGAACTACGGATTAAAATTTAGTGACCTATGAAGCCAGGAGTATACGTAACAAATATAACGATAAAGGCTATGCCGCTGAAGAGTGGAACCAGACTATACCCTATAAATAGAGTACTAGAAAAATGGCCAGTTGGATTCAGAGAAGATGGATCAGTCGTTAGTGATTACTTCATAGCTAAGAACATTAAGAAGGAAAACATTAATAAATATCGGATAACTTACCAAGTAAATCCAATAAAATATTTATCAACATTCAACTACATTGTCTAATTTATTTGTACATTAGCTCGCGTAATGCAGAACGTCAACTATGTCAACTCAGTTATGCTCGAAATCAATGAGCTTACTGATAGCATCTATGAGCACCTCATGGATGAAGACTACGACGCCCTCATCCCAACCATCCAAAATTTAATCATGGTCCTAAGGGATCTGCATAAATCCCATTACGATGAAACAGTATATGGACAGAATTCTCGAGCTACTCAACTCGGGAATGACAAAGGCTGATATAGCCAGACAACTAATCTCAGAGAACAATCTTACAACCAACATAGAAACAATGCGTGTCTATGTGTCTCGTGCTGTAACTAAACACAACAACAAAGGTGTAAAGGATGCATGCGACGACGTTCAGGTCGCACCATCAAACGTCCCATATCTTTGGCTTAAGACCAAACAGGCATCTCTTTTTATAAAAAACCCATCTTACCGAGTAGATCAGATTGACTACGAGTCGATCATATCGAAGTGCATTGAAGGTAAGGCGCCAGTACCTAAGGGAGATTGGAAGCCAGGCAAGACAATCGATCGTTTGGTATGGACTGACGTCCACGTAGGTATGGATGCTAGTCGTAAGGGATTGGCATTGTATGCAGCTGAATGGAACGAGTCTGAGCTCATTAAAAGAGTTAAGGAGATGGCAGAGTTCGTGTTAGCCAATAAGTCGTCAGATAGCCTTGTTATAGACGATCTAGGAGACTTTATGGATGGTTGGGATGGTGAGACAACTCGAAAGGGTCATAAGCTTCCACAGAACATGACAAACGAAGAAGCATTCGAGTCAGGTCTTAAAGCTAAGATATTACTTATTGATTATCTATCGCCTCAATATAGGAACATCATGTGTAACAACATCTGTGAGGACAACCACTCAGGTGCCTTCGGATATATTGTTAACTCAGCATTTAAGCATGTCGTTGATCGTAAGTATAGCAATGTACACGTCATCAACCACAAGCGTTTTATAAACCACTACATAATAGGAAGACATGGGTTTATCATCAGCCATGGCAAAGACTCTCGCAACCTTAAGTTCGGCTTCAAGGTCCAACTTGATCCAAGAAGTGTTGAGAAAATATCTCAGTACATTAGACACGCCCAAGACATAAGGTCATGCGACTTTGTTGAGTTCAGTAAAGGCGACTCACATCAAATGCTGTTTGACTACAGCTCTTCTGATGAGTTTGACTACTTCAACTACCCGGCATTCTCGCCAAGTTCAGAGTGGGTTCAGACCAACTTTAAAAAAGGCCGATCAGGATTTGTGTTCTTCCAGATCGACCTTGATTCCAATCGTAAGGTTGTTATGCCTTACTTCTTTAACTCTTGATCAAATATATACTTAGCTGTTTTACCATCTTGTATCATCTTAAGCATATCATCTGTTGGTCGTGATATAAAATCTAACAGCTTAGCATATTCTTCTTTTTCTTTAGATCCTTTTAG